CACGAGGACCGGAGCCAAGCTCCGGGCCATCAAGACCAAGGGCTTCACGATGCAGGGCCAAGCCCGCGCATTCTTTGGCCAAGAGAGGCTGGTCCCCGGCGAACCCATCGTCATCTGCGAAGGCGAAATAGACGCCCTGTCCATCACTGAGGCGGGCATAGTCAACGGGGTCAGCGTCCCCCATGGAGCACCCCCTGCAGCCAAGCCGGGTGCTGCCCCATCAGACGCCAACGACAAGCGTCTGGAGTGTGTCTGGAACGCACGAGGATTGCTTCAGGGCGCACCCAAGGTGATCATCGCAGTGGACAACGATGCGCCGGGAGAGGCGCTCGCTGAGGAACTGGCGCGCCGTATCGGCAAGGCGAAGTGCTGGCGGGTACGCTGGCCAGACGGGGTGAAGGACGCCAATGAGTTTCTACTCACGCATGGGGCTGCAGATCTTTGTCGGTATGTTGAGGACAACGCCGAAGCGTGGCCGCTTTCTGGCGTCCATCAAGCAAGCGACTTTAGAACGCAACTCGTTGATCTCTACGACAAAGGCCTTTCCTCTGGACTTGGCACGGGCTGGGACGCGCTGGATCCGTATCTCTCGATCTCGCCGGGGATGCTCTATGTTGTCACCGGCATACCGGGATCCGGTAAGTCAACGTGGCTAGACGCTCTGCTGATGAACGTCACACGGGACTACGGTTGGAAGGGGGCCATTGCCAGTTTTGAGAACCCCATCCCCATCCACCTCGCCAAGTTCGTTAGCCTGTACACGGGCAAGCCCTTCGCCCATGGCAAGCCGGGCCGGGCGGACAAGCAGGAGATCGAGGACGCGCTGGACTGGATCGATGACCACATGATGTTCCTCGCACAGGATGGTGAGCCACCCACGGTGGCGAACATCATCGACCGCCTGACTGCTGCCGTGCAGAGGATGGGTGTGCGGTGGGCAGTGATCGATCCCTTCAACTTCATCAAGCTGAGCACTGATGGGCAGATGATGTCTGAGACATCCAGCATCAACGAGATGCTTGCTGCTTTCAAAGTCTTCGCCACCACTCACGACATCGCCCTGTTCCTTGTTGCCCACCCGTCCAAGCCTCCATCCTCTGCTGGTAACGATTGGGTTCCAAGCGGCTACAATATCAGCGGTTCTGCGAATTGGTATAATCGCGCGGATTTCGGGGTGACCGTGCAGCGTCTGCCGCACTCGTCTCGTGTCCATGTATGGAAGTGCAGGTTCACCCACCTTGGTAAGATCGGCAGCGAAGACCTCGTCTTCCAGCCAGACACTGGCCGGTACTTCGAGGCCAACGATCCCGCAGCCTTCGATGATCTGGAGTTCTGACCCATGACCAAGCCAACGATGCAGCTTGAGTACAGTTCGCCGAATGCGCGGACCAAGGCGCGGATCAGGAACGTCACCCCTACCGAACTCGATAGGCTGTACCACGATGGCTTGATCGACCGTAACCTGCACGATGCAGGGGAGGCAGCGATGGGTGACCTATGGAAGGCACGCATGCTTGGCCCCGCTGCCGTGGACTACAACACGGCGGGAGGGGGCGGGGATCCTCAACCCATGTCGAAGAGCAAGTCAGACGCGCTCAAGCGCGTCAATGTCTGGGTCGAGTATGTAGATGCTGATGTCGGCATGCGCGCTAGGCGCATGCTCATGGCTGTGTTGTGCGACAACCAACCAGTCGAGACATCAATGGCGATCATCATGGTGAGGCAGGCACTGCACGCCACCATGAAGCATCACGATGGGAGGCGAAGGGAAAACCCCATCGCCTCCCTTGGGGCTCAGGCATTCCGCGTTGAGTGACGCTCGAACATCTCCTTGATTGCCCGCTGGGCAATCCAAGACCGTGACCTATCAAGATCCTTGGCCATGTCAGCCAGCATCTTGAACTCGTCAGGCTTGATGTTGAGGGTCAGGCGGTAGCCGCCGTCAGTGCTGCTCTGTTCATTGCGTGACATGTCTTCACTCCTCAGACGCATATGCGTTTATTCCGTCATCTCGTCAGTCACTCGTCTCGACACATGGACACGGAGCATTCTCTCTGTCTGCTCCAGTCCCTTCGTGCCGTGAACGCTGACCCTCTCGTTGCCGCTTCTGTAGATACCGAAGTATCCAAAGAGCGCCTTCACATCACCCTTCAGATTGATGAGTTCACCGATGTAGATGGCGGCTCCATAGAAGGGTTCCTTAACCTTCCTCGCGTTAACGATGAGGTACTGGTTGCGGATCCTCGCACCTCCCAGCTTGTCTATCAAGCGAGACCAAGCGGGAGATACCTTGACCCGCACCATCACGTTCTTCTCTGTGCCGGTCACCTGCACAACAGTGCTTGTTCCCATGTGCCACTCTTCATGTATCACAACGGACACAGATGGCCTGATGGTCTGAGCCTCGATCCTGAACTTGTTTCTTGACTCAACATTATGGTGCTCAAGGCGTGAGACAGTTTGTCCAGTAAACATGGTTTGGTTTGGCCAGACATCATGGCGAAGGCCGTTAACGCGGTTGTGCATTACCGTCGCGATCTCAAGCTCAGCCCTGAATATGGAGGGGTTTCCCTCAGGGCTGCCGGGCATGTTCTGGTGGATCTTGTACTGATCGATCCTCTTGTCCTTCCGAACCATCAGCCTGATCTGTTTGACTGCGTCCTTGGGGAGTTGCTTGACCCTAAGGTCAAGCTCCTCGCGCAGTTTGTTCCTGTACGTAAGCGCCTCGCGCCTAAGCCTCTTCTCTCTCATCAGCTTCTCCTCCATATCAACACGTCTCCACGCGTCTATAACTCTCTCGAAGTTCTCTTTAGGCATTGGTTGCCAGCCTCACCTCGTCCCCGAACGGAGCCTTGTGGTCAGTGGTCTTGGCCCACAGCACGGGGTAGGTGGGAGGGGTGGTGGGGAACACACCCTCCATGTCGGTCAGATAGATCAGTGCGGCAGGGTTGATGCCTTGCTCGTCCACCCAGTCGAAGACCGGGCGGAAGTCAGTGCCACCACCACCACGCACCATGCTCTTGAGGCGACCGAACAGGTCGCTCATGTCATGATGCTCGAACGTCTCAGCCGATTTGACCTTGCTGTCGCAGAAGACAACGTGGATAGCCTCCGGCTTGACCTCCTCGCAGATAGACGTGACCTCAGACAGGAACTGCTGGGTCATGACGGGATCGGCGTAGATGGAGCCAGACGTATCGATGCCGATGACAAGCTGCCCCACGCCACCCTTGATCATGCCGGGTAGGCGGATGCCATGGGCCAGCACGCGCCGGTTGGGGCGGGACCAAGACACCCCAGTGGGGACAACCTGCGCAGCGAACCTGCGCAGTACCTCACGCCAGTTGACGATGGGCTTGAGCAAAGCACCCACCATCGCCTCGATAGCGGCAGTCATCTTGCCCTGACTGCGTGCCATCTCAGCGGCCTGAGCGATGCCGACCTTGATCTGCTGCTCAGCCACCTTGATCTCGTCGGCTGACATCTGAGACCCGTCAGCCTTCTGCGTGCCATCCATCACCTCGCCGCAGGCAGAGTGATCCTTGCTCTTGGACTCAGGATCCTTCTCCAGCAGGGAATAGATCTTCTCTGCGCTCATGCCGTGGTACTGCGGGTCAAGCAGTCTCCCGTCTGGAAGCTCAAGCCCAGCGTCCAAGACGATGGGGTTGATGGCATAGTCACATGCCACATTCCACAGCTTGTGGTCGCGCTTACCCTTTCGCAGGTGGTGCATGTTGATGATGTGCAGCACCTCGTGACACAGGACGCCAATGATCTGCGTCTCCGTGAGTCCAGCCGTGAAGGCCGGGTTAACGAACAGGTTCCTGCCATCGACCCCCATGGTGGGGATCTCCTCAGTGATGGCAACCTGCATGCGCATGGCCCCTGTCGCAAAGAACGGCTGCTTGTAGAGCAGCTTGATGCGAGCCCGGCTGATGCGCCTGAGGATGTCCTTGTGGTCTGTCATATCTCTGTCTCCCATGTGGTAGGTATGAACTCTGTCTCCCTCAACGCTGACACGTCGCCAGCGTTGAGCCTCCTGACCAGTGCATGCGCCTGACGATGCAGTACATGCCCCTCTGGTGAGTCCTCTATGCACTTCCCAACAAGCAGCCTGACGTACTGTGTCAGCCTGCCACTGTTGGGTACGTACATTGCGATGGCATAGAACTCTGTGTAGGGGTGGATGTTGCCATCTTCCACCCTCCACTCGTTGCCGTTCTCGATGGCGAGCATGGCAATCTCGCCTATCTGCGCCTCTGTCAGTCTCATGTGGGCGGCTCCGCCCACCAGTCAGCGTCATCTTCGCTGAGGATCTCACCCTCTGCGTAGAGGTCTTCATCCCCGTTGATGGCACGCTGAAGCAATTCCTCTTGCTCTTCGGCAAAGTCCAACGTGGTGGGCGCATCGATGTCGCACATGTCGATGCTTGCCAAGACATCGAAGGCAATCCAGTAACGCCACACAGGACGCTCATCCTCCATGAGGTCAAGAACTATGTGCCTGTACCTCTTCTCACTGTCGCCGTCCACGAACAGATGTCTGATGCAGAACGTGGCACCAGACATCTTCGCAAGAGCGACAGTCCCTATGATCTGTCCTCTGTCCATTTAATGTCTCCCTTGAAACGCATATGCGTCTCACCACGTCAGATGACGAGGTGAGCACTCTTGGCGCACCAGTCGATGACATCATCGTGTGTGCGCACGGGGTTCTTCGGCCCCTGCTTCTGCTTGATGAGCGCTGCCTCACGGTCAAGCGCACCCTTCACCGTGATGACGGCGAACTCCTCGCTCTCGAACCGGGAGACGTAGGCCATCACTGCCTTGGCTGTCTTGTGGTTGAGAGCACGCGACAGATTGGAGGCGATGGCGTAGCACATGGCTGGTGCATTCTCCCCCTTGGGCATCTTGGCAGTGGTCGGGTTGGCCAAGATCTCCTCGACTGTCGGGATCTGTCCGTACAGTTCAAGGTGACCAAGGAACTCGATGGCAGCACCCTCCCCGACACAGCCGCAGATGAGGGTGTGCTGCACCACAGGCTTCACGTTCATATCAAGCACGCTCGACACGAAGTTCCAGCCGCGAGGCGATGGAGACTTGGCATCCTGCGGGTTGAAGGCAGACAGTAGATCCGGCCGCGCCCGGACAAAGGAAGTGATCTCGCTACGGATGTTGTGGGTGTCAGCCCACAACACGAAGTCGGCCACGTCAGCCTCAACTGAGATGAAGACAAGCCGGTCAGCAAGATGCCGGGGCATCTCGTTGACGGCAGAGCGGTCAGAGCGTCGGTTGCCAGCCGATACGATGACGGCACCCTTGGGCAGGGTATAGCTGCCCATCCTGCCCTCAAGGACAAGCTCAGTGACGGCGGACATGACCATGGGTCCACCCTGCACGATCTCGTCGAAGAAGATGATACCCTTCCAGTCGGGATCGGTGGGCAGTTCCTCTGGCGTAGCCCACACGGTACGCCCCGACTGCAGGTCGGGGATACCCTTGAGGTCGGTAGCATCAGAGCCCGCGAACCTGAACTCCACGATGTCGATATCAAGCTGAGACTTAGCCTGATAGACAACGCTGGACTTCGCCACGCCCGGCGGACCCTCGATGTGCAACGCAATGTAGCTGTTGCGAGGAACCGAACCGCTCGTGTTGAAACGGTACGCGGACACGATGGTGTCCAAAACCATTGACGGCTTCATGATAAGTGTCTCCGTTGGGTGCAGCGTTATGCTGCCCCATGATAATTGCACATGTTGTAGGGGTTGTCAAGCCCCCGTATTGGGGGCCAAGTACTTGGGGGTAGGGCTAACCTACCCCCATGTCACACGTTGTGTTGCTGACGTTAGATGTCAGCGCCAAGCTGCAGCTTGAGGTGTGTCAGTTCACGCTGCAACGAGAGGATCATGTCCTCATTGTTGCGCACCATCTCGCAGAGGGTGCCGTAAGCGATGGCCATCCCACGGTCCTTGTCCGTGATCTGATTCACCGGCATCGGCTTCTTGTAGAGCTTGCCGAACTCAGTGATGCGCATGTTGGTGACGATCTGCCGATCAACACCGACACGCTGGGCAACGATGGTGTCAGTACAGCCATCTGCATAGACCCAGCCGCCATTGCCGCTGTCGCTCAGGTTAGCCTGCAACTCCGCAAAGATTGCAGCCCGTACCTTCATAGGAACTCGTGCCATTTGGTGTCTCCGTATAAGCGGCACATCGTGCCGTGGGTGTCTGTCTACCTAGTCAGGTAAACATCGAACAGATAGTACAACAACATCCAAGCGGATACAAATGCCGCGAAGGTTATTGTGTTTAGGGCAACCATACCCAACTCTTTGAGTAGGTTGATCATGCTGCCTTCACCGCGTGGATGCTTGCCCATCCCCGGTTGTTAAACATGGCGATAGCAGCCGCCTTGCTCCGGGCGTAGACCCTGACACGGCGAACGACATAGTCATCCTTGTCGCGCACAGTGACGAGGTACTCATCCATATTATAACGTAGCATGTCCAGTGTCCTACGGTTAGACGTGAGTAGAACGAAATCTGTCCGCCCAACTCACAAGTTGAAACGCATATGCGTTCGACCACAGTGGTCGGAAGTCAGCACCCCGTAAGGGATGCTGACATGCTGACAACTGCCTTAGTCCCAAAGGCTCTCAAGGTTCAAAGCCACCCATCCAAGGGATTCCTTGGCGCGACGTGTTGTGTCGCTGTCGGCATCCCCTTCCGCATCCCTCTTGCCATGATCAAGCAGGTTGTAGGCATGCTTGCCCAACTCCCTGCTCCATTCATCGTGGGTCATACCTTCGGGGTAGGTACGGTGATGCTTGGACATGTACTCAAGCCTCTCACCCAACCAGATGCAGAGGTGTGACCGGACATCGAACCAGCCTTCGGGTCCATTCTTACGCTTCGCATACTCGTGCATGTCTGTGTCTCCCAAGCGCATATGCGCTTATCAATAGTCGCGGATGATGAAGCTACTGGTGGATGCCTTGGCAACCTTACCCTTGGGGGAAAGACCAACCACCACATTCGCGGGGTCAAGATGCCGGAGATCATGAAGATCCCCGTCAATAACTGGATGCCCCCACCACATCTTAGGTAAGCCGTGGCCAAAGACCACGGCGACGTTATACCCACCAGCGAGTGCAGCCTTGCACTCCTCATGGTTCTCGCCGGAGAACGAGAACGTCTGATATATGTTGGACTGAACCTTACCAAGACGCTGGAAATCCTTGGTGTATTCGTTGAACTGAGTGAAGAACAGTTCAGGGATAGTGACCAATGCACCCTCTGGAACACCACATTTCCGGGCAGTGAGTGCATCAACCCTGAACCTGATGCGAGACCAGTTCGTGTCGGTTGATCCGTTCAGGCGGGCAGATAACCGCAGGTGATAATCCGCAGCCATCACACTTGCACGCTGAATGCAGCGGGCAAGGGCATTCATGTAGACATGTCTGTCTTGCATGAACAGTTGAGCCTTCATGATCCTGCTGCGAACAACAGGACTCATGCCTGAACTATCCACGATACCAGCACGACCAGCATGCGTACCAAGGCAAGCCTTCTCACACTGCGGCGACATATGCGGGCAGAGATTACCAACCCCTGCCGATCTGCCGGGCGCCATGTAATGAATGCCGTTGAGCCAACCATAACCCAACGCCTTGGCTGCTTTGGCATTGTCAGTGCTCAGCAACCTGTTCTTATCGATGGTCATTGTCCGTGTCTCCCGTGAAACGCATATGCGTTCGACCACAATGGTCGGTAGTCGGCACCCATAGGGATGCCGACACGCCGATCATTGCTTAGTTGTCCTCAACAATGTCCTGCATGCCATAGATGTCTTCTGGATCAGGGATATACCCATCACCGTCCTCATCATCATCCTCATCCTCAGTGTCCGGCATCATCCGCTCTGCGAGTTCCCGCCAGTTCACATACTCAAGGAAATCCAAGGCATATTCCAAGGCGAGGCCTGATGCGTTTGCCTCCACAATCTCGTGAACATACCTGCTCAGAGCCTTCTCCAACTGCCAGACAGTGAAGACGCCAGCAAAGAAGTCCGATGCCTTGCATTCACTGAAGATCTCGATATGAACGCGCCATGTCTGACGATTGTACCACCCATTGTACGTGTCATTTGACATTGTCCGTGTCTCCCGTGTTCGACCACAGTGGTCGGATGTCGGCATGGATAAACCATGCCGACCGCAGAACACTGCCTGTACAATTACGGTTCGTTGCCATTCACCCAGTTGCGGTGATTCTGCTTGGTGATGATGTTCTGGATCATCCCCTCAAGGCGACGGCTAACGTCGGCAAGCGCGTCGATGGTTTCCCTGTCCAGATCCTTGCTGTACTCAACATTGAGTTGCGTATAGATCAGATCCAGAACCACCGACAACGCACCGGCAACCCGATCCGTATCCGAAAGGCTTCTGTCGTTGAGCCAGCTAAATAGGTTCTTGGTCATTGTCTCTGTCTCCCGTTGATAAACGCATATGCGTTCGACCATACAGTGGTCGGAAGTCGGCATGGCTTAAACCATGCCGACATGCCAATCACTGCGAATATCAGACGTTGATGATCCAGCGACGCGAAAGCACGATTACTTTTGTGCCATTCCCTTGTGCGTCTCGTGCGTCAACATGTACTGACCAGTGGGCGCGTGAATGATAACGATTGCCGCAGCAATCATGCGCATGCATGCACCGTTCAGCGGGGAAGCATTCATCAATCCACGCTTCAATGTCGGCGTCACTTGTCTTGGATGGCGCGTGCCATACGGACCACGACATTCCGCTGGTTTCATCATCATGATCAGCGAAGTGATTCCATCCATTGCTGTAGTTCATTGTCATTGTGTGTCTCCCGTTTGGAACGCATATGCGTTCGAGTGTTGAAGCAACAGGCATCCCCATATGCCGTAGCATATGAGGACATCAGACACTTCAGCGCCCGGAGATAAACTGTGACAGATAGATCCCCCAATAGAGGACAGTCAGATACAACGCCACACCAATAGACTGGATCACCCATATGAAAGCAGACACCAACCAATGGCGTGGCTTCACATACGTGGGCAGATAGACAGGCTTACGTAGGGTCATGGATGTCTCCCGATAAACGCATATGCGTTTGAAAGGGGGGAGCCTTCAAGGCTCCCCCATATGCCATTCAGACTGCCAATGCAGCCTTCAATTCAGCCTTCAAGGCACGCGCCTTGTCGCCCCTGAATCCTGCCGCGTTGCACATAAACCGCAGCACGATATCCCGCGCACCATCCAGATAGTACTTATCATTGACGGTATTCAGGGTGCCCATAGCGTCAAGATACGGCTTGGCATAAGGCGATACCTTAGGCCATGCGGACTTGATATCACGGGCGATAGCATAAATCGGTCGAGTCATTGTCGCGTCTCCCATTGAACGCATATGCGCTTGAACGCATATGCGCTTGTGTCCCGAACGCATATGCGTTCGACCGTTGCACCATGCAACGTGTGACATGTCGCGTTGCAACATGTAACAGGACGCATGGCATAAAGAAAGGGGACAGGCTTGCGCCTGTCCCCCTTGTCGCGGCCTAGGCCGCTTCTGTTGCCACCGTCTCCCCCTTGGCCTTGTTCTTTACCTTGGCCTTGTTCCGCGCCTCGCGTTGCGCCTTGGCGTGCGCCTCAACCTTGGCCTTGCGTGACGCCTCTTCTGCGGCCTTTGCCTTCTTTTCAGCGCGACGCGCCTTCACACGTTGAAGCAACGCCTCTAGTTCCGCGTCTTCTTGTTCCACCAAGAAGTCTTCTGTCTTTTCAGCGATACCCTTCTGAGCCTGATCAGGGGATACCTTCTTGTACAAGTCATTGGCAGACTGGATGTCCGCCGCTTCAAAGTATGCCATGACATTTTCTGGACCCTTGGCAAACGCCTCAACTAGCGTTGACTTGTTCTTGCGGTCCTGTTGTGTCGCATAGCGTACCAGTGCGGCGGAATGCATTGTGAGACGGTCCGCCGTGGCTTTGCTTACCTTAGCGGCCTTCAACGCCTCGCGCATGTCGGTGGCACCAGACTTGTTCCAGAGTGCAATGCCTTGGAAAGCAATAAAGGCGCTGCATTCTGCATACTGGAAAAGTACCCTGTTGGTTACTTTGCCGTTTATGTCTTTTGCCGCCTTCTTGTCTATCGCGTTCATGTCGCATGACTTGGCGATAGCCGCCGCAACAAAAGCGGCCGTGGGATTGTAATCTGCATTCCCGTACAGGGGGAGAACGGTGGTCACATTGGCGTTTGTCATGTCTGATATCCCTTGCAATGAAGCATGAACGCATATGCGTTCATGTGGACCATGTGGTCCGGTCTCGAACGCATATGCGTTCGACACCAGACAACACGGTAGCAATGGGAAGCCCGGCGTTTCACAACGCGAGGCGAGACACTGGCGGCACCCTACATGTAACATGTGACGTAACACGTCACACGTCACATGGAAGCGGCGCCGCCGTTCCAATGGACCGTTTATTTACAATTTCAAAGAACAACACAACCGAATCACATTAGACAACATATGTGAGACAGTGTCAACAGGCTAAATAAGTCAATGATATCAGACACTTACGGGAGACAGTAACACATAACGTCTCACGGAAAACCTTGTTTTATACCCTGTTTTGTGGAATGCTATGTGTCACGTTTTGGCTATGTTTTAGGTATAATGTAGCATAAAACGACATTTTGGACATGAGAGGGTTACAATGAGACGTGAGAGATTACCATTGCCAGCGCCAATGGTTACGGTCCGTAAGCCTAGGCAACGTGGACCTGTGCTGTTACAGGGATTGACTGACAGCCAAGAGAAGTTCTGCGAGGCGGTGGCCAATGGGCATAGCCTAGCAGAAGCATATCGCATGTGTTATCAGACAAGTAACATGGCGCATGGGACGTTATATAACAAGGCATGTCTCTTGTACAAGCGTAGTGAGGTGAGGGACAGGGTCGATAACATAAGACAGAAGAAGAGGGAGGGGACGTTGCATGATACAGCGCGGGCGCTCGACTTCGCCTTGACACACTTGCAACGTGAGGCGACACAAGCGGAACAACCCGCCGCACGGATCCGTGCAATCGAACTGATTATGAAACATCATGGGTTATTGTCTGATGTACCGCGTGACATTACTGATCCCCATGCTGGCATGACAGCAGACATGTTACGTCAGGCGATACAGGAGAAACTATTGTCCGCGCTTGGCCCTGTGATCGATGATGATACAGGTTACAATGAAGACATAGACAGTGACGATGAGACTGGTGACATAACAGATAACGAATTAGACGATGGCGTGATGGAACAATAACGATTACATCACTACATGTGACAAGAGACGTGTCATGCTTGCTGTGACGTGAGACGTTACAGGTCACAGGCTACAGTGACGTGAGACGTTACAGGTTACAGCATAGGCTGGCGCATGGGCATGCGTCATGCGTGGCGCGCATATGCGCGTCGCGAGGGGGGCATATGTCATACCCACCGTACCCGTACCACCCCCTGCGCGCGCACGCACCCGCATACGCCCTACATATTAATCCACACACCCAATCATCATTTTCCTCACAGGGGGGGGGGTATCACCCCCACCCATCCCCTTCCCGTATTGGTATATCTTGGTTCCATACAGATATTGATATCCAAATATTTTTCATATATTTCATACAAGAACAAAACCACAACAGCCCGGAGAGAAGTCATGACACCCAAGAGACTGAGGATCATCCAGCTTATCCATGCCTACTGGCACCATCACCAGATGGGGCCGACTCTTGAAGAGTTGGCTATACAGATGGGAGTGCGTTCTAGGTCTAACGTCCACATGATGATTGCTGAGCTCATCAAGCAGGGCTGGCTGGCCAAGACGCCGCTGGAGGTGCGTGGGGTAGCTTTGACTGAGAAGGGTCTCTCGCTCTGTCGTAAGAGCATCTACATACATCTGCCACCCCCTCCTCTCGGGCAGATGAACAAGGCTGTGCTTGCTGACGGCAGGAGTATGAAAGAAAGTGCTTGACGTATCACGTCAAGGGGGGTCAATGTGATATAATCTCAGCTGAGATGTTAGTCATTACCTCCCTACGTCCTCCTTATAGGCCGCCCTCAAGGCGGCCTTTCTTTTGATCATGGACGCTGCAAGAAGACATCTGGACAGGATCTCTGCTCTGCCTATAGCAGAGCAGAAGGAGATCCTCGCGCTACTAAAGAAGCTGGAAGAGGCGGAGAAGAAAGAGAAGGCGCGGGCTAAGTTCATGCCCTTCGTCAAGGAGGTCTGGCCGGGCTTCATTGAGGGTGAACACCATCTTGTGATGGCAGACGCCTTTGAGAGGGTAGCCAGTGGCAAGCTGAAGCGGTTGATCATCAACATGCCTCCTCGCCACACCAAGTCAGAGTTTGCCTCGTATCTCTTGCCAGCTTGGTTCCTTGGGCAGTTCCCAAGCAAGAAGGTGATTCAGGCATCCCACACTGCTGAACTGGCAGTCGGCTTCGGACGTAAGGTCCGAAACCTCGTAGGGTCTGATGTCTACCAAAACATCTTTCCGGGTGTCGGCCTCAAGGCCGACAACAAGGCGTCTGGTCGTTGGGCAACCACACAGAACGGCGATTACTTCGCTGTGGGTGTTGGTGGTGCCGTGACGGGTAAGGGCGCGGACATTCTGATCATTGACGATCCTCACTCCGAACAGGAGGCGAAGATCGCAGAGCACCAGCCAGAAGTCTTCGACGGGGTGTACGAGTGGTACACCTCAGGGCCTCGTCAGCGCCTCCAGCCGGGAGGCGCTATCATCATTGTGATGACGCGATGGGCCAAGCGAGACCTCACTGGGCAGATCGTTAAATCTGCCACAGAGCGGGAAGGAGTGGATGAATGGGAGGTCATTGAGCTTCCTGCCATCATGCCCTCTGGCAAGCCTCTATGGCCCGGTTTCTGGTCACTGGAAGAGTTGTCGAAGCTGCAGGCAGAGCTTCCTCTCTCCAAGTGGCAGGCTCAGTACCAACAGCAACCCACGTCTGATGAAGGCGCGCTTGTAAAGCGTGACTGGTGGCAGGTATGGCAGGGGGACAAACCCCCTGCCTGCGAGTTCATCATTCAGTCTTGGGACACTGCGTTTGAGAAGACGCAGCGAGCCGACTATTCTGCCTGTACAACGTGGGGTGTCTTCTATCACCCAGACGATGACGGGAAGACGCAGGCTAACATCATCCTTCTGGATGCATATAAGGAGAGGCTTGAGTTCCCAGACCTCAAAGCCAAAGCCTTCAAGATGTACAAGGAGTACGAGCCGGATGCCTTCCTCGTTGAGAAGAAGGCCGCTGGAGCGCCCTTGATCTACGAGCTACGGGCCATGGGCATCCCGGTGTCTGAGTACACCCCGGTTCGTGGGCAGGACAAGATCGTCCGTGTGAATGCGGTCTCCGACCTCTTTCAGTCTGGCATGGTGTGGGCTCCTCCCACTCGCTGGGCAGAAGAGGTGGTGGAGGAGTTTGCGTCGTTCCCCGCAGGGGAACACGACGATCTAGTGGATAGTTCAACACAGGCTCTTCTCAGGTTCAGACAGGGCGGGTTTCTCCGGCTTCCGTCTGACGAAGAGGAGGTCATGCGCATGCCGCGCAAGCATGAATACTACTGAGGGGATTATTGATGGCCATTGATCGCGCTATGACGGCAGACATGCTGCCAGATGGCGAAGACTTGTCCATTGAGATCGTTGTCCCTTTGGGGACAACTTCCGAAGAGACGCCAGACGGGGGCATGATCGTCACATTTGGCGGTGATTTGGAGGAACTGGGCGTTGAAGAGGTCGGGCATGACGAGAATCTCGTCGCCCACATGGACGATGGTGACCTTTCCGGGCTTGGTTCAGAGCTTTTGGCGCAGTTTGATGCGGACAAGAACAGCCGTCAGGACTGGGAACGTGCCTATGTGAAGGGACTGGAGTTCCTCGGCACCCGTTTTGAGGAGCGCACCATGCCTTGGGCAGGTGCGTGCGGCGTTTATCATCCGATTCTGATGGAAGCAGCCATGCGCTTCCAGTCAAACGCCATCATGGAGATCTTCCCGGCCTCAGGGCCGGTCAGGACAGAGATCATTGGCAAGCTGACGCCCGATAAAGCGAAGCAAGCCAGCCGTGTTGAAGACGATATGAACTATCTCACCTGCGAGGTGATGACAGAGTATCGTGCTGAGACCGAACGACTGCTGTTCAACCTCGCTATTGCTGGCTGTGCGGCCCGTAAGGTGTACTATGACACGGTGCTACA